TATGGATTTTATCCAATTAAAAAATATGGCAGCAAAAGATATTGCACTTGTTTATGGTGTACCAAGTCAGTTAATTGGTATTCCAGATGCACAAACATATTCTAATTTTGCAGAAGCAAAACTTGCACTTTACAACGAAACAATTATTCCTTTACTTGATAGAATACAAGCTGATCTTAATGAATGGTTAATACCAAAGTTTAATGATGAAGCATTAGAAATAAGATATGATATTGATTCTATTCCAGCAATGGCAGAACAAAGACGAAGAGTATTTGAATCTGTAACACAAGGTGTACAGAATGGTATCTTAACTCGTAACGAAGCAAGAGAACAATTAGGTTATGAAACTTTAGAAGGTGCTGACAGTTTATTAGTTTCAGCTACATTGATGCCACTAAACATAGCAAACGAAACTGCACCTGATAACAGAGAAGAAGATATTCCTGAAGAAGAAGTACCAGAAGAATTACAAAACGAACCAGAAGAAATTGAAAATACAGATGATAGTGACGAAATAATTAAAGCTATATCTGATATAAATACTACACCAACAGATGGTATGGTAGAAGAAGCCAAAAGAGGTTTAGAATGGAGAAAGGAATTTGGTAGAGGTGGAACAAGAGTAGGTGCTACAAGAGCAAATCAAATTGTAAACAAAGTAAGTTTATCTCCAAGTACAGTTAGAAGAATGTTTAGTTTTTTTTCAAGACACGAAGTTGATAAACAAGCAGAAGGTTTTAAACAAGGCGAGAAAGGTTATCCATCAAATGGTAGAATAGCATGGTCATTATGGGGTGGAGATGCAGGTTTTAGTTGGTCAACAAAAGTTAGAAATCAATTAGACAGAGAAAGAGATAAATTTTACGAAATAGATGTAGAAGAAAAAGCATTATCTGCTGCAGTTAAAAAAGGTCTTGCAAAAAAAGTAGAAGAACACAATGAAAAATATGGAGATAAAAAAGGCAAAAGAGTTACACTTCGTATGTTAAGTGCTGTATTCAGAAGAGGAGTTGGTGCCTATAATACTAATCCAGGAAGTGTTAGACCAAGTGTTACATCATCTGACCAATGGGCATATGCTAGAGTTAATGCGTTTTTATTTGCAGTAAGAACTGGAAGATTTAGGAGGGGTAAGTTTGATTTGGATTTATTACCAAGTGGACACCCATTAGCAACATGATGGAATCAAGATTATTTATAGAAAAGAATCCAAAAACTGACGAATATCATATAAAGATAGTAGTTGGAATTTTTAACGACAAGCAAGATGCACTTAATCATGCGTCTTATGTAGCTTTAACAAAAAGCATAGATTTTACACCTGAACAATTTGCAATAGGATTGGAAGAACTTTTAGAAGTAGATGACATGGCAAACAAAACAATACATTAAATATGTTTTTAAACTCTAAACAACTTAAATTATTTAAAGGTGTAAAAGAAAGAATTTGGTTTCAACAAAATAGATTAAGAACTCCATACGAAAAACAATGGAGAAACTCATTAAAAAATTTTTTTAATGTTATGGCTAAAGGAGTTGGCAGAGCATATGGTCAATATGGAAGTCAAATAATGCTTGATTTAGAATTAAGAAAACAAGGCGACTTCTTGAAATCCATTTTTAAAGTACAATATACAGTTATTGGTAATGCTTTTAAAGAATATGCTCTAGGAAGATTTTATTCAAAAGACTTTGATGCTGATTTTGACAAACAATTATCAGAGTTTATTGATGAAAATAGTGCAGTATGGGTAACTGAAATTGATGAAACTACTCGTAAAAGAATAGCGAAAGTTATTGACAATAGTTATAACGATGGTTTATCAACAGAAGAAACTGGTACAGCAATAAGAAATATGATTATTGGAATGGGAGTTTATAGAGCAAACCTTATTTCAAGAACAGAAACACACAGAGTTGCATCATTTGCCAACGAAGCAGTAGCAGAGAATATGAGAATAGCTGGTACTGTTAAAGAATGGGTTGCAATTCAAGATGAACGAACAAGAATTACTCATGCATTTGCGTCAGGTCAAACTGTACCACTTGAAGAGCAATTTATTGTTGGAGGAGAAAAATTAAAGTTTCCAGGCGATCCAAAAGGTTCTGCTGGAAATACAATTAATTGCAGGTGCGTTGTAGTTTATACAACACCTGATTTTCAATAAAGGAGAAACAAAATGGAAATAGTAATAGGAATTATAATCGGAATAGCACTTTGTAGAACAAATGATAAATACAAATGGTTTACAAATTGTTGCAACAAGATTATGAAAAAAGTTAAAGGTAAATAATGCCATTAGTTAAACCAAGAGAAAAGGAGGAACGAAGTAAGTTTATGTCTAGATGCATGTCAGATGGTAAATCCAAAGAGGAATATCCTGATGTAACTCAAAGACTTGCAGTTTGCAGTTCCATTTACAAAAAAAAAGACAAAAAGGAGAAATACACAATGAGTGATATTGAAAAAATGGGAGATGCAATAAAGTCATTAACAGATATTATATCTTCTAAAGCAAAGCCAGAGTCAGAAGCATTCATAGGAAAAAAAGCTATGGAAGAAGATGATATGGAGAAAGAAGCAAGATCAGAAGATCAGTTTGATAATATAGTGGAAGCTAGAGCAAAAGCTAAAGAGATTGGTTGCGTAGGAACACATACTATGGATAAAGATGGCAAAACAATTTACATGCCTTGTAATACACATTCTGCTTATGAAGAAGCGATTAGCAAAACTTATGGTTATGATGACGAAGAAGAAGATAAATATTCTTCATCTTATAAAAAACCAAAAAAGAAAAGCGTTTGTGTTTGTCAAGATGATGGTATTTGTCAATGTGATACAGAATTAAAACATTTAACATTTGAAACAGAAATTAAATCAGATGCACAAGGTGTATTCACTGGTTATGGTTCTATCTTTGGAAACGAAGATCAAGGTAATGACATTATGAAAAAAGGTGCTTTTACTAAATCATTAACAAAAAGACCACCTTCTAAAGTAAAAATGTTATACCAACATAAAACTGACGAACCTATCGGAATATTTACTGATATGTACGAAGACAATAAAGGTTTATATGTTAAAGGACAACTAGCTATGGGTACTCAAAAAGGTCGTGAAGCATACGAACTTTTAAAAATGGGTGCATTAGATGGTATGTCAATAGGATTTAAAGCAGATCCAAATAAACAAGGTTACAACGAAAATAAAAGAGGTGTTAGAACTCTTAAAGAAGTTGACCTTATGGAAATTTCTTTAGTTACTTTTCCAATGAATGAAAGTGCACTAATAGAAACAGTAAAAGGAAATGCTAAAAATATTCGAGAGTGGGAAAAAATCTTGCGTGAGGCAGGAGGACTTTCTCGGACAGAGAGTAAGATAGGTGCGAAAGCATTATCTGAATCTTTAAACCAGCGAGATGCTGAAGATAAACAAACATTAGCAGATTTAATTCTCAAAGTTGCTAATAAACTTAAACAATAAATAAGAGGAAACAATTATGGATAATAATGAAGTAAAATCTGCTGTTGAAACTCTTGGTAAAACTTTTGAATCTTTCAAAGAAACTAACGATGAAAGATTGAAACAGATTGAAGCTAAAGGTAGCTCTGATCCAATTACAGAAAACAAGTTATCTAAAATCGAAGCTGATTTAGATAAAGTTGCTGATATGGAAAAGAATATGAAAGCACAATCTGAATATCAAAAAGCTAGTCAAGAACAAATGGCAAGATTAGAAACTATTATATCAAGACCTGACTTTGGAAAAGGTTCTCCAGTAGAATCAAAACAAAGAAAAGTATTTGATAAATGGATGAGAAAAGGTAAAGAAAACCTAACACCTGACGAAGTTAAAGTTTTAACTGTGTCTAATGATAATACTGCTGGTTATTTAGCTCCACCTGAATATGTGAGAGAAATAATCAAAGGTATTGTTGAATTTAGTCCAGTTAGATCAGTAGCAAGAGTTAGAACAACTGGTCAAAGAAGTGTACAAGTTCCAAAAAGAACAGGTACTTTCTCTGCACAATGGGTAGCTGAACAAGGTACTAGATCAGAGACTACAGGATATGCTGTTGGCTTGGAA